GTCGATTGCAATTTTTTCGTTGGGAGTTGGCACGCCTATACCAAAATCAGCCAGGGCCAGTGTGCCCTGTTTGAACATAAAGAAAAATCCTGTGTTAGGACTACCGGGCCCTGTGCCGTCATTTTTGTAGATAAAGCCTGGCTGATTTCCAGGAACTGGAGGTTCTTCATATATAGTTTCGCTATTTTTAAATGCTGTAGAAACTATCTCGAATAACATTCCTCTACCAGAAACAGTTTTACTAAAAGAATATATAGGTACATCTGTACTAGTTGTTCTAAATCTATATTGTTCTGTAGTAGTACCTTGTATGATTGCCGATCCTTGACTACGTCCAAACTCTGTATTGTCTGCCATAGCAGAATTTAACACCAGAATGAATTGTTCTAGCCAGTTAGTGTTAGTAGGATCATTCCAACTGATTATCTGCTGCTGTAAGTTTCTTCCGTTACTGTCTAAAATGTCTTCTGTGGTAGTCACAGACGTAAATTTTAAAAGTCCCTTGGCAGCGATATTTCTTTTAGCATTATAACTTAACATGCGGGCAATACGTAATACACTTTCTTTAGTTTCTGCTAGTTCTATAAAATTTTCTCTACTGGCTAAATCAATACGAAAAGCTAGACTTTGCCCTAAGAATGCCACAGCGTCAATTAATGCTAGATATTCGGATGACTCAATGTAGTCATTGAAATCTTCAGGATAATTTTCACGCAAATAGGTGATTATAACCCTACGCAGATTCTCGAAGTCGTAACTTTTGAAATCAGCATTTCTAAATGTCTGATAGATTCTAGTCCAGTCTTGATTTAAAATTAGGTTATTTTGTCTACTTGTAGTGGTCATTATGCGTCCCTATTCAATATTTATGTTAGAAAATAAACTGCTTATATAATCATATTATTGGTTTTGTCGAAGTCAAACGTCATGCGTTCATTAACGTTAAACGGTAGGTATATAATATCTGCCTGGATACGTATGCCTTGATCTGTGCTGTCCACCGTAACTGCGTTAACTGTGATTCTTGGATCATAATTTACTATGGCTTCCACATCTTTGGCAATGATCTGTTTGACCTCTTCGGTGAAATTTTCAAACAACATGTCCCAGATCACTGTTCCGAACTCAGGATTTTCTAATTTCTCTCCTTTTCGAATGTAGAAATGATTTATCAAATCCTGTTTGACTAAATCAATATCATAAAGTCTATAATTCTTCGAACTCTGTTGACTGTGGAATCCCTTGTAAAGGAACACACCTTGATTTTCTGTGGTCACTGCCGTGGTATTGGCCACTGTCTTTTGATTGTATAATTGATTTGTCATATTATGAATCCCTATCTGTGTTATCAGGTGTTAACTGTGCAGGAGCTAGATGTTCGTGTAACGGCCAAGGTTCGTGCATAGGAATCCGTTTCATTAGACTTTTAACTATACCTGACTGATATTTCTTGGCCCATCCTGCAGTGGTGCTGGTTGATACATTATCTCTTAAATCATATGGTTTCACAAAGTCTGCCGTCTCAGCAGTCTCGGCATTGTTGGGTCCGTTGAGATTGATTTTTGAACCATTCATTTTTAATTCTGATGCCGAACCTAGACTGATGTCGCCGGTAGCGGAAACTTTGAGTTCCGTATTGGTAGCAATATCCATATCGTTGTTGGCTGAAATCTTAAGTTTAGCCCCTACTAGAATATCGCAATTGGCTCCTACTGTGAGTTTGGAATCGTTATTGATCAAAAACTCCATGTCTGTGGCAATTTCTGCATGCCACTTTCCTGATTCTGTTCTAAAATTCATGTTGCGGCCAGCTTCAAAATTGATATCTCTATCGGCACGTATGTTAAGATCAGTGCCGGTATGTATGCTGACACTGTCTTGAGCATAGATATCTATCTTACCATTGCTGGTCATTTCGATCCATGCAGTACCTCTAGCATTACCTATGTAGATTAGATCTTCTGAATTATGCAGTAATATTTGGTGGCCGGTTCTAGTCCTCACTCTAAAATATTCGTTGTAGGGAACTGTAGGTTCACCTTGTGAAATTCTTGCCTGTACAGCTGGATCTAATAGATCTACATATTTCACCGGGCCTTCTGCGGCTGTTTTTTCTCTGTGGAATCTGTCGTCACCGTCATCCATGACCAACTGCGTACCACCTAGTCTGCTGATAGGCAACGGAGCAGACTTGCTGTCTTTTTTTCCAATCACTGCTTTTTTAGCATTAGTTCTACGATCTACTGGACCAGGTGTTGATATACCGAATACCATACCAGGCAACTCTCTTCTTGGCGATGACGAACTTGTTCCTCGTACATCATCTTCTAACAAGCCTTGCTCTAAAAATCGATCGGCAATAGGATGTACTACTCGAGGAATTTTTTCTGGATCTATCTCTTGTTTCTCACCGTTGATACGTTTGTTTATTTCTGCCACAGGTAAAGGCAAAGGGTTACCGGTGCCATCTTTCATAGGACCGTATCGTTTTTTATCTTCTGCATCTAATGCATTGATTTTAGATCCTGCTATAGCGGGAACCATGTTGTTGATATAGCGGCCGGGCACACAGGCAAACCAATAGCCTTGACTAGGATCGCCGTCTACAAACAGAACCAACACGTTGACTCCTACATCTGGAGGTACAAACCACATGCCGTAGCTTTTTTGTGTGTCGTTGAATCCTTCAATGGTAGAATTAGTACCATCATTCTTACCCATGTATTCAAACCCAGTATAACCAAAGAAAGGAGGGGCATATTTCACTATGTGCAGTTGACTGTCATCACCAGGATCATTACCTTGATCTTTAAGTAATGTCACTTCCAACGCTCCCATAAACGTGGGATCAAGATGGCTGATAACCCGAGCAAGATATATGCCTTGAGTCAGTCCTCCTGATTTGCCTTCACCTTCTGCCGAAGGTCTACCTAATTCTGCCATTTGTTATCCTTGTCCTAAATCTCTGTAATATCTAAAACCTGTTCTAGTTGGTGCTTGATTACTAGTGGTTTGAGTTTTCGATGTTCCGTCAGTGTTGGTATTTGTTGTTTTGTTGTTAGAAGCTAGTTGCGTTGTGGTGTTATTGTCATCTATAGGAGTGGTCTTAGGAGCTTCTTGTTCTTTAATGTCTATAGCTCCAGCATCTGTAGGAGTTACTGTACCTGTTTTGTCTTCTTCAGTGATTTCTGGTCCTTGCGGTCCTGGCATTCTAATACACTTTAGTTTCTGTTTCCATTGCCCATCGGTAAAGGTGTTTTCACACATTACGACCCTGTAAATACCACCAAATGGGCTTTCCTTACCGTCTTTTGAAAAATCATATAGGCCTTCGGTTTCATTGATATCGGCAGGAGTTCGAAACGTTAGGTAGATATAGATGTTGCCACTTTCGTAATTCATTGTACCGTCATTGGTTATCTGACTGGTAGGAGCAGGAGTATCTGCGAAATAATTAGCGATTCCACTGTCTATGATCCAATAGGGATCTCCCATAATTTCTAGATTAACAGAAACCATATCAGCACTGTTGCCGCTGAGAAATGCCTGTTGAAAAGTCTCTGCTACGTTTTGTTCTACAGTTTTATCTGAATTACCACCTTTAAATCCTTTCAGCAGTTTGGGATCTCGCTTTGGTCTAGCTCTACCTAATTGTGCCGCCTGTGAGGATGGAGCACTACCTTGGCCTGTGCCTGTGTTTGCATTGGTTCTTTCCGCTGGTTTTTGGTCTTGATTAGAAGTTTTTGATCCACTCTTTTCCGACGAGGAATTAGCCCCTGTGTAAAATAAATTGTTAATTTCTATATCAAATCTTGTTACATCAACATTTTGGCCGGTGTAGATATATTGATATTCTTTCACCACCGATTTCATCAGCTGATGATAACCTATTGGTGCTGCACTGGCATTTGAAAATATACTTTGATGTATATAATATGGCACAACCCGATAGGTGATCTTCTTGGCGTAATCACCTACCAAGGGATCGTATTCTAAAAGTTCAATCTGAGCATCTAGTTTAAACCATGAAATATATCCTTCGTCAGTTGGTTTTTCATTGATGGCATTAAAGGCATACTTAGAACTTAGTATGACCTGATTCATGATTGAGGTAAGCGATTGTCCTTGTCCAAACTGAAAAGCCCGTTGTTTAGGATCAATGGTCATGCCATCGCGTTTAACTAGGCCTGTTTTTTCGTCGATGCTGTCTCCGGCACGTTTAAAAATATTTGCACCACCTCTCAGTTGATCGAATCCTAGACTAGAGCTACCTATAGCATTTTTTGGCAGGTTAACTGGATCTACTTCTGTTTGTACTCCTGATCCGAATAGTGCGATGTCTCCTTCGTTTTCTTCTTCGACAGGATTAACTGTAGCTGTATTTCTTTTTTCTTTTTTTCCTCCGGACGAATACCACGCACTACTGATCTGAGGAAATTGAATTACATATTTGTCTGGGTAAGTTATGCGTTCTACTTTTTTTAATTCTTGTTCGTTGCGATTTAACACCGCTGTTAATCCGTCTGGACTGGTTTGTAAAACTTCTTCTACAATCCCTGTGCCCTTAGAATCTCCAGCAATTTTTAAATCATTGTAGGTGGTGTTTATGGCATCTGAAAATGCCTGATGGTTATAGGGAATGCCTTCGACCTTGTAGTTGGATCCTGCTTCAGTCACTGTGAATTTCATACTCACTAATTTCATTACAAAAAACTTTGGTTTAATTGAACTGATGGCTATTCCTAGTTCATCAAATCCCAGTATGTCCATTCTTAGCACGTAGGGACAATTATCAAGATAACTGAGATATCCTGCTTTTATAGCAGCATTCTGCATGCTCTGCAATAACAGACCCATAGACTGGGGTTCGATGATATCAAAAGTAAATTTTATTGCGTTACTGTTGCCGGTTTTTTCATTGGCTCCAATGATACAATTCATCACAAAATTATTGACAAAATATTCTGGTGCACCAAATTTAGTATTCACTCGTTGATCGTCAAATCTTCCGCCGGAACTAAACACAATATTTTTCAGTTCACTGGTGCTATTTCTATAGGACGCCGGATTATTAAACTGTTGAGGGGTCAGTGCTGCCAAGGTCCATAGAACGTTGCTGGTAGCAAATTGTTCCATAGGATTAGGCACTAGCGATGGTAAATTTTTTGTTACGTTTGAAGATAATTTTTTAGGATCGGGGGTTACATTACTTTTGCCATCTTTAATTGGATCAGTAGCCCTGGAAATGTTTTCAAAAGTAGTTCGAAATGCTTGACCAATATTGTATGCCGCAGCAGTGTCAATAGGAATAATTGGCGTTCCGTCTGGTTTTTTTATGTCTAGTGTTTTTCCAAGTTCTCTAAAAGCCATATCAGACTCCTAAAAACTTTGACAGATTACTTTTTTTAGGAAGATAGATAGCAGTACCTGGTTTAAAATCATAGATAGGATCTTTTATCACTGACATATTTCTTTGTACGAACACCCACCATAATTTAGCGTTGCCATATAAATCATATGCCAGCAGGTCGGGTCTATTACGATACTGATTTTCTATCACATATCTTACATCATCTGCTTCGGCGGGCACTGGTCTGATATCTAACAGTTCTAGATACAGATCATTTTGCTGAGTGTTGGCCCACGGACTTGCCTTAGAATATTTTGCCATTAGATGTATCCTATCTTATCCGATGTAATAGAACCACGAGAATAATCTTGAAGACTAAACTTTCGCATTCTTTCTCTAGTGTACACTGGTGACACAGTCACTGATATTGTGCTCATTACAGGAACCCATGTATCCGTACCAAATTCTGTACACTTTACATAATTGACATCATCTTTTAGATCGACTGAGAAACTTTTTATAATAACTGGAGTGTTATTAAACACACTACCTCCGTATCCTTTAAGAATGCATATGATCGGAGGATTTCCGGCTAACTCACCTTGACCAAAAAACATCTTGGTGGCTGTTTTAAAAAAGGTAGTAGCAGCTATCCAGTAGGCTGCGTCACTGGCTGTTTCGCAACTAAACTCTCCAGAAATCTGTATGTCGTCTACTGAACTGCCTTTGTAGGCGTAGTTAGTATAATTGCTATGCACCGTGTTGATTGGTGTATAATCTGCTTTGGTTGCTACTGTAATATTAGGCAGATACGGCCATACTACTCCGCCGGTTTGCTTGAGTCTCTCAAACAGCGGACTATTAAAAATGTTCCATTGACAGTCTATTCTTACACGCCAATCTTCTTTTGGGCTCACATTCAATTTGATCGCTTCGCCTTGTTTCATGAACGCTTCTGCTCCCTTTGGCAGGTTAGCCGCACGTTTAAGACTAAGTATATTGTTGAGCATGCCTGCGGCTGCGCTAATTTGTCCTGCGGCTTTCATTAGTCCTCCAGCAAGACTGCCGCCAGTTAATTTGTTTATGGTACCGGAGATATCTGCTGTAATGTTACTAGTCGATCCTGCCACAGTACGTAAAGAATCCACAGCACCACCAAATTTAGAGGCAGCGCCTTCGGCAAACCCTCCTAGTCCACTAACAACATTTTTTAATCCGCCCAGCCCAGAAGACGCAGTAGCGCCTGCTGCTCCGAGAGATGCCTGTAACTGGGAAAGGCCTTGTTTTGTATTACCGGTAAATCCGTTAAGTCCCGAACCTAGTTCTCCTGATAGCTGTGAAACTTTGTCATCTAGGTCAGCTTTGGCTGCAGCAAAGTTTGATGGTAGCGCAGCTTCGGCAGCTTCTTGTGTTTTTTGTATGCTAGAGGAAACTCCTGCTACCAAGGTAGCAAAAGGATTAATAGGAGGTCCGCTGGAACTGTTACTAAATCCAAATGACGCGGTTAACGATTCATTGAGTTTGCGATTGTTGGCCACCTGCTCTGCAGTGATGCCAGTTGGATCTCCACTGGCAGCGTTTATTCTCGCTGCTTCTTCTGCAGGCGTATTAGGATAAGTTTTTTTTGCCATTTTGAACAGATTTCCTTGTTATAGACTATTTATTATTAGAAAAATGTGCTATTATATTACTAACCACGGAGACATATAATCAATGACAGT